CACATATTTCGCCCAGAATCAGGACAGCACCATCGCGGCTGATTCCGTGGATCACAAGAGCAAGTCCGCCGACTATGCGGCCCGGGCGCGAACATACCGCAAAGGATATTTCGATCATCTGGGGCTCCAGGAAGGTCAGGTTACTCCGGCCAGCGTCACCAGAGATCAGGATACACGGCCGAGCTGGCGGTCGGATCAGATGACGCATCCGAGGAAGTTTCGTTAATCCGGACGCGAGGGAATGAGAAATGCTGGATATCAGCATAAAGACCGATATTACGGGGCTCGCCAAGTTGAGTAAGGATTTTCCGGAGGCGTCGAGGCAGGCGCGCTTCGGGCGCATCACGGAAGCGCTGTTGTTTTTGGAAGGGGCGGTCAAACAGGCAACACCGGTCGGCGCCGGTCCGATTCATTTGCGCGATACGATTTTCAGCAAGGTGAATAACGGCGAACCGGTGGAAGGGATCCTGGGGACGCCGGCACAATACGGTATGCCGGTGGAAATGGGCACAAAGCCGCATTTTCCGCCCATTGCTCCGATTCAGCACTGGGTCGAGCAAAAGTTAGGATACAGCGGGAAAGAGGCGGCATCCGTGGCGTTTTTAATCGCCCGGGCGATAAGCAAACGCGGCACGAAGGGATATGGGATGTTTACCAAATCATTTGAGCAAAACGAGGCGAAGATTTTGTCCATATTAAATTCGATTCCGGCCGATATCGTGGCGAGGGTGTCCAAGTAATGAACTCAGAAACTTTAGGTCCTATACGCGAGCAAATTAAAGTTATCCTCTCCGGAGTGGCTGACGACGCGAATGTATACGATTACATCCGCCTGGCCATTGATTATACCAAGCTGTTAAGTTTATTCAAAACAGCGGACGGAAAAATCAAAACTGTCATGTTCGCGCGGGAGAAAATGGGCAAGGATCGCGGCAGCTCATGGGCGCGCGCGCATGTATTTAAGTTCATCGCCATTCTGGGCCTGCAAGATGAGACGGCCTCCGGCATTGAGTTTGATAATTGGCTCGATGCCATTGAACGGGAATTCGGGAATCATGATGATCTTAACGGTACGTGTTCGACCTGTATGCCGGATTTCGGGCCGATGGCCGGGCAGGCCGGAATGCAGATAATTCTCAACGAGGAAAGGATGTTCGGCGGTGTATTGTGCCACTACGCGGAAATGCGTTTGTGCGCAATGGAATACGAGTCGTAACTAAGAATAAAAAACTGGATTCCCGCTTGCAACCTTTAGGTCACGTAGGCGGGAATGACAAAGGTGAGGAGGATTTATGTTCACATTACGAAAAGGAGTTCAGGGTTTCACCGTCATTGACGGCGCGATGACCGGGAAGAGTTTTAAACAGGGGATGTCTTATCCGGAGATCCCGCCACAGGAAACCGCAAAATTTGAAAAAATAGTCGAAGACGAAAAACAGGTAGAGACACAGGACGGTAAGGGCGAAAAATCTTTCGCCCCTACTTCCGCGTCCGCCAGAAAAAAGGAGGTTAAATAATCATGTCCGAACGAAATTACATGGCGACAAACAATGTCATCGCGGTTTCCGCCCTTCTGCGGGAACTGGCGATAAATACCGAGAAAGCGTTGGATACCACCATGCTGTGGAATCTGGCCAGCCTGATCGATCTGGACCCGCGCCGGCAGAATAACGACAGTGAGGCCCACGGCAAAGAAGAGGTTGATCTAATTTATGATCGCGGCAATCTGGCTATTTGGCCTGCCGCGCATGATATGACGCAACCGCAGAACATCGCCTTTTTGATGGCTTATGCGATGGGCGCTGTGAGTTCAGTACCGGCGGGAATCGGTTACAAACACACGATCACGCCGATTGCCGGAGCGCTTGATGCCAACCGTGATAACCCGTCATTTACCGCAGCTCAGCGTTACGGTCAGCAGGTAGCCAGGAGACTCTTCGCGTCCATGTTTGTGGATTCCGTGACAACCACTTTTGCCCGCGATTCTTTTGTAAAAATAGCGGGCAGCGTCAAAGGCACCGGGAAATATACCGACAATGTCGTGGAAGAAACTGTCAGCTTGGCGGGAAATGCCACCGCCTTGACACTGGCAACTCGGGGAGTAGAAGGATCAACCGCCGCATTACGGCTGGCCAACGTCCAACGCATTAAAGTGAAACTGTCGACAGGTGTGTGGACGGAAGTTGTTTATACTGCCGTATCCGCCGCGACTCCGGCAATTATTACTATTGTCGCCCCTGCTGTAGCCGCCACTGCAGTCGACTTTAAAATTCTTTATATTCCGACGGAAGCTGATTGGATGACCTTCCCTGCCCGCGTCAACGAATCTCCTCTGGAGATCGCGCAGACCATATTCAATGTCGGTGGAACATGGACAGGAGCGGCCTTTGAAGGCGGGCGTTCGCTATCGTCCGAAATAAAATCACTGGAACATACCTTTAACAACAACGGCGAAGTGCAGTTTGTGCCCGGTGCGGGCGGCATGTACGGCGGCAGATATATGCGCGGCGGCAGAATGCAAACGATCAAACTCGACAGGGAATTCCGCGATTTTATCCTGAAACGCCATGTTATCGATAACGATACATTCGGCATTTATGTGAAGGCTGTGGGCGCGATGTATGATGCCACGTATTATTACCAGACGGAATATATATTCCCGAAGGTTGCCGTCCTGAAAGCCCCGATTACCGTGGATGGCAAGAGATTGGCAGAGGCGGGAGATTTGCAGGTGTTGGAAGACGACACTTACGGTTCCAGCATCGTCACCGTGCAGAATTTACAACCGACATATGCGGCGTAAAATCAACGTAGGGGCGAAACATATTTTGCCCCTACAAACAAAAATTGCGTGCCACCTTTAGGTGGTCATTCCGGCCTCCGAGCCGGAATCCAGAAACAACGCCCGGCGAATGCCGGGGAAAGGAAAACATTATGCCCAGAACATTAAGCGATCAAGGCTGCACAGTTACAATGTACGATAAATTATCGGATTCCAAAATCACAATATTTTACCGGCTGCCGACAACCGAGGAGCAGATCAAATACACAAACTCTTATGTTTCGAGAAAAGGCAGAAAAATCGAAAGCACCCAGGGTGAAACAAGAATCAAATTCGGCGAAGCTATTATAAAGGGCTTTAAAGAAGGCGCCTTTGCCGATGCGGAAGGTAAACTGATTGCATCAGATCCGGAATCGCCAAATTATAATGCAGCCTGGAAAACCATCGTTAGAAAATATGCCCCGGATATTATTGCCAGGCTGGCCGTGCATGTTTTTGAGGGGTCGATTGAGATTGACGAAACCGATGAGGAGGACCCTACTTAGCGGATCTGGAGACGATCCGCCAGGGGAAGAATCTTTGCGACGAGAAACAACAGGAGAAGTGCAGTAATGAATTCGGCGACAATCTGGAGTGGACATGCAGCCGGGGAAAGTGCGGAAAAGTCCGCGCGGGTGAGTTTTGTGACTATACTTTGAAGATGTTCCGGATCCGGCGACTGCGCATTGCCGGTTATCCCTACAAGCCGGATAGCCTGACTCTCCAGGAATGGGAAGACCTGGGAGATCTGGAAGAGGCGATAGGAAGATGAACCCGTGAAGCGGGACACGTGAAGCGCGAAGCGTGAAGCGTAAAACGAGATACTCTTCACCAGATACGAGGAACGAATTTTGGCTAACCAAAATACAATTCAAGTCACATTATTAGTTAAAGACGACGGTTCAATCGTCGTCCAGCAATTCGGCAAAAATACCGAAGAAGCCCTGGGCAAAACAGGGACTGGCGCGAAAGCGGGCAGCAGCGCGCTGGCCACACTGAAAAGCTCCTGGTTGGAGATAACCGTTGCAGTCGCCGCCGCCGGACTCGCTATCTCCAAAGCGATGGAATACATGGAAAAGGGCGCAAAGGCAGAGCAGGCGGAAGCGTCCTTCCGCACGCTGGCCGCGGCCTCCGGCGAGTCCGCCGATCAAATCATTGCCAATATGAAGCGGGCAACCAACAACACAATTGATGACAGCCAGTTAATGCAAAAAGCCGTCAAGGCCATGATGATGGATTTTAACGGTGATCAAATTACTAAAATGGCCGAGATGGCGCGGCAAGGCGCTCGAATGTCCGGCGAGGATGTCGGCCAGGTCTTTGATAAAATCGCCGATGCTATCAGCACCAATATGCCTAAAGCTCTGAGGCAATATGGCCTGATTACCAAAGAGCAAATGGCAATAGTCAATCAGGCGATGGCCGAAGGTGAAACGGAAACCAATTTGTTGAGCATCGCTACGGATAACTACAATAAGCAGATAGGTAAGTCGGGGCCGCTGCTGGAAGACAACGGTGAAAAAATGCAGCAGTACCGTAAGGAAATAGAGGAAACAAAGGAAAGTTTCGGTAGATTATTAACGATTGCTTCGGCATGGATGATTAAAGACTTGTCAAAAAGTACCGGACCAATTATGGCGACTGCCGCATCAATCGCTACGGGGAGCACGGCACCGATACAGGCATGGCAGGAGGACGTCATTGGCCTCCAGGAAGCGCAGAAAGAACTTGCCCGATATCAGGCCGCCCTCAAAAATGCCACTCAAGCAAATCAGAAGTCGAATACGGAACTTTCCGCGTCAGCCAAACTCGCTCTAAAAAAAGCCGAGCTGGAAACGCTCAAAGCCCTCGATAAAGATTATTTTAAATCGCAGGAAGACAATCTCAAAGCGATGGTTGACCTAATGAAAGCCGTTGGCGGTGATGAGTATCAGATCACTAAAGATTCACTACAAAAGCGTGAAGAACTCAATGCCGAATATTTTCAGCGGATGAAAAAAGAAGTCGAGCTGGACGCAGCAGCGCGAGGGAAAGCCGATCGGGATAAGATATCCGATATTTCCTACGTGGCTGAAAAAATAAAAGCTCTGGATGCGGAAGTATCCAGCCGCGCCGTTGATCTGGCGCGTCAACGCACAGCGCTCTCTATCCAAACCGCGCAAAACGATATTAAAAACCTGCAATCCCGCCTGGGCGAATATCAAACATATTATGATTCGCTCAAAGCCAAAATGGATAAAAATATCGAGGACGAAAAGAAGCATCTGGGAGAATTGATGGCGCTCCGGCAGCAGAGTGTTGATATTGATAAATCAACGGCCAGCCTGATTGCCGGGATAAAAGGCACGGATAAATCACAGTCCGCACAGCAGCAGTATGAATCCCAGCGCTCCGCGCTAAATTCGCAATACGGCAATGCGCTGAATTTGTCCGGCCAAGATGAAATCAAAGCACTGGAAGCATATAAACAGGCGGTCGCCGCATTACAACAGCAATTTGCACAGGGTGTAAAGGGGCCAGCTGATATTTTCGGCAAACCCAACGAGATTATATCCTCGGCTCAAGTCGCCGGTGATGCCATCTCTGATATCATGCGTGCGGAGCAGAATCAACAAAACGCCATTGCAAGGTTAGCTGAAGCAAGACAACAACAGATTGAAGCCGATAAACTCTGGGGGCAAACATTATCGGAAGAGGCGGAAAAAGCCAAAACCAGTATTGACGGCATTAAAACAAAAATACAGGAAATTTCCGATCAAATATTAAACATGCAGAAAACCATTACACTCACCGGTGAAGATAAGGTTTCCGATGTTATAGCCAGCATCACTACCCGGATCGAAGAGCTTCATAAACTGGCGGCCCAACCGCTGAAGATCGGCGGCGGCGGCGGAATGTCGTCTGATTCGGGCGGTAGCAGCAGCCCCAATACCGATGCCTCATTAAATTTAGCACCGCTGGTGCTGGATCATCTTGCTTCCGGTACGCCCTATGTGCCGCGTACCGGCATTTATCAATTACATCAGGGCGAGGCGGTAGTTCCCGCTGCGGAAAATAAACCAGGCAGCCGGAGCGTGACTTATGGCGATATTAATATTGTTATTCCGGCCAATGCCGCACCGCAGCGTCCAGAGGATTGGCGGGCGATCACGCGTAATTATATTGTGCCGGAGTTGAGGAAGTTACAATAAAGATTTAAGATTTAAGGGTTAAGATTTAAGTAAAATAACCCTTAATTACTTAACACTTAACTACTTAAAACTAGAGTGGAGCGGAACGCGCATATGTCCCACATAATTTTCACTAAAGACGCCAATACCTTCACCTTCAGCAAAGGGCGCATATTTCCGATTGCCGATCCGGCGCAGGTCAATGTTCCGACCGATCTATCCGATGGCGGGCAGATGTATGCCTATAATAAAGGCATCGCCGAGAAGTTGTTCAATCTCGTTTTTGAAAAAATCTCCGCGACAGATTATGCTAGTTTTGAGGATTGGCTGCTTAATCACGCCGTTGGCCCGACAAACACCTTTACACTGACTGATGAGGCCGGGACGACCCACACCGTCCGTCTGTTGGATACCAAAAATCCGCTGGAGGCGGTAGGCGAGGATGCTACCGGATTTCTTTATTCCGGGACAATCCAGTTGCGGGAAGAAATCTAATGAGCCTGTGGATCCCAAAGGGGATCCCAAAGCGAATTATCCCCGAAGCGTAGCGAAGCGGGATAGAATAAAACAAGAGGAGGTTTAGTATGGCAATCGGAATTATGAAATTATACCGCGTATTACAGGAGCAAGTCGGCAAAACAAATGCGCTGGTTGTGGCGTTGCACAACGAAACAATCGAGTTGGAAGAGGCCAAACAAAAGGCGAAAGAAGAGCTGGAAAAGGCGCTGGACGCGATAAACAGTGAAGAGTAAAAAAACAGGTGAATAGACTGAAGGCTGAAGGCTGAAGGAAGTACCGCCTGGCCTAACAGTCTTCAGCCTTCGGCCTATTCACCTATAACGACTTAAAGGAGGAAACTATGCAACACGATTTTGATATTACCACACTAGATGCCAATACCGGGGTGACAATGCGCGCGGCGATCAATGCCGCTTTACAGGCGTTAGCATCCAATAATGCCGGCGCAACAGAACCGGCGACGCCTTATGCTCATATGTGGTGGCCGGACACAACAGCAGATCTATTGAAAATCAGAAACGCAGCCAATACCGCCTGGATTATAATCTGCAAACTATCTGCGGGCCTGGACTATGCTACTATAGCAGAAGCACTTGCAGGGTTATCACAGACTAAGGCGCTTACCCCAAGCATATTACCCGCGATCAGGGCTGTCGACGCATCATTTTGGGG